TGGACTGTGTGCTTAAAAGAGCAACAGATTCCGTTAAAGGCTGCATACGACACATTTAAAGCAAATTGGGAGCAAGTATGAGTAACGACCTAAACCGTTGTGAATTTATCGGCAGGCTTGGCAAAGACCCTGAAACTCGATATACCGCTGACTCTAACGCAATCTGTAATTTCTCTATTGCGGTGGGTTATAAGACCGCAACGAAAGAAACGACAGAATGGGTCAGGATCACGACTTTTGGCAAGTTGGCAGGAATATGTGCAGACTACCTAAAGAAAGGCTCACAGGTCTTTATAGCGGGTCGTATGACTACCCGTAAGTGGGTCAACAAAGACGGAGTTGACCAATACACAACTGAGGTGGTTGCTGACCAAATGCAGATGCTCGGTGGTCGGGCTGCTGAAGATGCACCAGCTGCCAAACCAAAGTCTGATGCGTATCGTCAAATTAAGGAAGGCATCGTTGTTCCGCTTGAAGATATGCAAGACGATGTACCGTTCTGATGAACCAGACAGAGGAAGCAGTCTTAATATCTTGGCGATTGCAGCAATGGTACGAAGGCATGGTTTTAGACGCTAGGGCCATGCAAGACCTACAAGATGCAATCGAAATGCTTAAAACATTAGCTAAACAGGTGCAAAAATGAAATTATTTTTACCTGAAAACTTTACGTTGTTAGATTTAAAACAAATTGAATTTGGCAAAAAAAAGCATGATAACTATGTTCCATTATTTTATGTTTTAAAAGTTTTAAAACGTCAAAACGGTAGCAAAATATTAATTCATTTTTATCTTAAATCTGGCGTTGCAACTGAAACAGAACACAGAACTTTAATTAATGTTTTTGATAAAACAACACAAAGCGAAATTTATCAACAATTAGCTTATCGGTTTGTGCGTAGGTACAAAGTTTTAGTTGCGTTTTCATATTTGTTAGAAGATTGTTTGCATTATAGATATAGGGTACATCATCAAGTTAATTTAGATTTGCCCAAACATAATTGGTCGGCTGGGTGGTTACTTGCTAAACAAAAAAATCAAATTAGAGCAACCGTTGATTCTTTTGATAACAAATATGCTCCAGATATTGCTTTATATCGTATGCGTGAAATTGAAAAAATGATAGAACGCAAACGTCAACCAACTGGTGTATTGCTTGTGCAATGGGTTTTACAACTTGAGTTATTTAAACTAATAAAGGTAAAAGAAAATGAACAATTTAGACAAAATTTCAAAGAAAAACAACTTAGGATTCGGGGACAACAAAGTTATTGCGCCAAAATGCAATGAAGATGTAATTGTGATGTTGTCGCAAATTATGGCGGCGGCAGTTAACAATTCAATTGAATTGGAAAACGCTAAAGTTGCTTTAACTGCTGCAACTAGAATTATTGAGGTTCAACAAGCCGATACACGAATGAAGGCTTTGGCAATTACTACGCAACGCATAATTTCAAGCGACAAAGGTTGGGCTTTGGTTCAACAAGATCATCCAGTTTTGGAGGCACGAAAATGATTATTAAATCAACAGACTCAGAATCAGGTCACTTTTACGCAGCTGACGGTTCACCAGCGTATCGAATCATTGGAAAGAACGGCAAAGAACGCAACACCAACGTCAAAGACGCACGAGAGCGTGGCTTTGTGCCATCAGTCACCACGGTCTTAAACATCATTGCCAAGCCTGGCTTATCCAACTGGCTGCAACAACAGGTGCTACTAGCTGCGCTGACGTTGCCACGCATTGCTGGCGAAACAGAGGAAAACTGGCTAGAGCGGGTTATGTCAGACAGCAAGAGTACGGGTCGTGACGCTATGGACAGAGGCACGATGATGCACGGCGTTTTAGAGCGTTTCTATCGTGGCGAACAAGACGAGTACCCAGTTTATGTTGACCAAGTTGATGCGTCGATCCGAATTCACTTTGGACATGACCAGAATTGGGAGGCAGAACGCTCGTTTGCATACGAAGGGTTTGGCGGCAAGGTGGATTTGATTGCTGAGAACATCGTGATTGACTTTAAGAGCAAGGACAAGCTCGACAAGGTTGAGCCGTATCACGAGCAGATCATGCAGTTGGCAGCCTACCGTGTTGGTCTTGGCAAGCCTACAGCTAGATGCGCTAATGTGTTTTTTACTGCCGAAGGTGACGTAAAGCTGATTGAGCATAGTGAGGATGATCTGCAACAGGCGTGGGATTGCTTTCAATATTTATTAGCGTTCTATAAGCGTAAAAACAACCTATAATAAATTGTCGGTGTTGTTCACTCCTTGTTCCATCGACCGCCCCTTAATTGGGGCGTTTTGTTGTAAAAATCCAAATAAATCAAAAATAATTACAAAAACTAGGGTAAACACCTATGACATTACTGTTTAGATAGCTTAATATTAGTCATCGCAACAGGCGATCAACCACGATAAAAGGTACATAAATGAAATACGCATACACACAACTAACCGACGCAGGCAAACGCCAACTCATGCGCGATCTTAGCCATGAGCTGTCCGACAAAAAGATTGCAGAGCTGATGGATCAATTTGCCGATGGCGTGAAAATAGACAGTACAGGCGAAGCGTTTATCAAGATTGACCGTGATGACGTTTTATGCTGCGCTGTGCCGTTGTACACGCATTACATTGAAGAAAGCTACATTGAAACCGTAACAGCCAACGAGGAAGATTATGAATAAGCGTAACTGGCCCTTTATGACCGACCTTGGCGAAGCAAACTGGACGGGTCGCACGGATCGAACGATGCGTTATCAGACTCGCTACACCTCTGCTGATGAGCAAATACCTGTTATTGCGTGGATTGGCGGCGCATTGTTTCTATTGTTAGTGTTTGGCTACATTCCGCTTCTTTGGGTGCTAATGGTATGAGCGAACCTAAATATTTTAAAGAATATTTAAAAGCGTTTGCCGACACTAGTTTGCAAATCTTTGAACAAGCGCCAGGCAAAGTTTCAATCGGCGCAATCAAATGGGATAAAAAGTATCGAGTTGGCGTGACGGTTAATACACAGTTTGAGGCGAAAGAGGTTGCCAACTTGATTGAGGCAGCACCGTACCTATATGCGGCTTTAGTCGATTTTCCGCAGCGTCTGGGGACACCGGACGATGAGTGTTACGCATGGCAATGTCAGGCGCAAGACGCTTTGGACAAAGCAAGGGGCGTGAAATGAACGAAAAATTAAAAGAATTGGCTGAACAGGCGGGGTTGTCCAGAGAATTTTCTGTGTCGGGGTTGTGGCTTTCTGATGATGAGGAACTTGAACGTTTTGCCGAGCTTGTTGCGGCTGATGAACGTAAAGCCTGCGCTGACTTAGTATTTGAGATGGCACAACTACCTAAATATGAAAATAATTGGCTGCCTTTGCACCATGCACAATCAGCAATTAGAGAAAGGCAAGACAAATGAAACACAAACATTACGACATGATTTTAGCTTGGGCAAACGGGGCAAAGATTGAAACACGATTGAATGGGGGCGGTTGGAGTGAATTGACGAACCCAAGTTGGGACGGAAAAAATACTGAATACCGAATTAAACCTGAGCCTACACCTGATGTTGTGGTGTATAGCAAAATTATTGGTAAATTCATTTTTACAAGTGAAGGTATTGAAATTCAACAGTTAATACTGCGCCAAGAAAAAGACAGACCAAATATTAAATACACATTTGATGGCGATTGGGGCAATCTTAAATCAGCGGAGGTGCTATGAACCAAGTCGCTCGTAACACCGATCCGTCAACTAGTTGGGCGGCAGCTGATCGTGCAAAGGCTTTAGCGGCTCAACACGCCACGATAATCATTGCAGCCTTAGTCAGGTATGGGGCGATGGGAAAAGACGGTATAGCCACGATTACAGGACTTGATGGCAATCAGGTTGCCAGGCGGTTAAGTGAGCTAGAACGCAATCACGAGATCCTGCTGACGGGTCGCAACGTGCAAAGCAAATCAGGTCGGGCCGAGAGAGAATGGAAAGTTATGCCGAAACAGATGGATTTGATATGACATGGTTAATCAGTCAAGCCTTAATGAACTCGCTTTGTTTGCAGGGGCAGGTGGAGGCATACTTGGAGGACACCTCCTTGGGTGGCGAACCGTCTGCGCCGTTGAGTGGGAACAATACCCAGCAAGCGTATTGTGCGCCAGACAAAATGACAAAATTCTCCCGCCTTTCCCGATTTGGGATGACGTACAAACCTTTGACGGAAACCCGTGGCGAGGAATTGTGCAAGTTGTATCGGGAGGTTTTCCTTGTCAGGACATTAGCGCAGCCGGGGGGGGGGCAGGAATTACCGGAGAGCGATCAAGTATGTGGAAGCACATGGCAAGGATCATTGGCGAGGTTAAACCCAGATACGCTTTTGTGGAGAACAGCCCAATGCTCACTTCTAGAGGACTTGGAGTTGTCCTTGCAGACCTTTCCACGTTGGGGTTCGATGCAAAATGGGGCGTTGTATCAGCTGCCGATATTGGTGCAAACCATCAGCGTGAAAGAATTTGGATCAGAGCCGAACAACGAAACATTCTTTCACACACCGAACACAACGGGTTTGGATGGGGGCAGCAATGGTCGGAAGGCACTCAAGAAAAGGATGTGGCTGACACCAAGAGTTGTGGAAGTAGACGAATCACCAGAGAATTTCAGGCGCAGAATGAACGGAAAACGTCAGAACGACAGAAAGAATGGGTTTGGCAGTCTGACAATGCAAGTGAAATGGCCAACTCCAATGAGTACGGAACACAAGGCCAATCGTCAGACACGAGAAAATCATCAGAATGGATTAACTCAAGCGGTATTGGCAACAGAAACTGGTGGGCAATTGAACCCGATGTGGGTCGAGTTTCTTATGGGGTGGCCGCTAGGGTTCACAGACTTAAAGCCATTGGAAATGGACAAGTCCCTTTATGTGCAGCAACTGCATGGGAGTTGCTCAAATGAGTGAATACTCACCGCATCCTGCCATAGAGTACATTTGGGACAACGCACCTCATTACGCCAAGGCAAAGGGCGAATTGGCGCAACTGGAGGCGTTTAAATCAAGCCTAAAGGCTATTCTGATGAAGAAGTCTGGAGAAACCACAGCAGCTGCCCAAGAGCGTGAAGCATACGCTCACCTTGATTATCAAAACTTATGCGATGCAATTGGGGCGGCAACAGAACAAGTTGAATTGCTTAAATGGAGATTGGAATCTGCAAAAATGAGATTTGAGGCGTACAAAGTAGAACAATATAGCAACAAACAAATTGACAAAATGGTAAAATAGATTACCGCAGCAACTACCTTTAGCGGGGGAAAAGACGATTCATCACCGTTCTGTTGCTGCACTTTCGTGATGACTTTGCCTAGATGGGGTGAATTATGATTACTCAAAAACTTTTATTAGAATTGTTTGAATACAAAGATAATAAGTTGTATTGGAAATCTGACCGAGCTGCAAATAGAAACAAAGGTAAATCTGCAGGTTGTTTAGATGGCAGGGGTTACTTACAAACAAAAATTAAAAATGTTTTGTTTAAAAATCATAGGTTAATTTTTTTGATGCAACATGGATATGTGCCAAACATCATTGACCATGTAGACGGAAACCCGTTAAACAATAAAATAGAAAATTTGCGCCCAGCAACTATTTCGCAAAATGCAATGAATGCAAAAGTTTATTGCACTAACAAATCAGGCGTACAAAATGTTTCTTGGCATAAAAAAGCAAAAAAGTGGGAAGTAAAGTTGCAAATTAAGGGGAAAAGAATACATTTTGGTGCTTTTGACGATATTGAATTAGCCGTAGCAGTTGCAAAAGCAATTAGAAACAAACATTACAAAGAATTTGCGGGGTATCAATGATCGACTATTCTGAAAGCCTGATTAAACTTGCCGTACTGGTCGCTCATTACCGTAAACTTGTTCTCAAAGGTCAATTTGACGCAGCAGCTGACGCAGCCGTGGATATGCAGATTGCTGTAGTTAATCTACAAGAATGGACTGAGGCTCAATGTACCGAAATCCCAAACTCTTAGTAGCCTGCCGACAGTTGCCGTGCCAACTCTGCGAAATTGAGGACGGTACGGTTGTTGCGGCGCACAGTAACCAACTAGCTGACGGCAAGGGCAAAGGCATCAAAGCGTCAGATTACAGGGTAGCGGCGCTATGCTTTAGCTGCCACATGGACTTAGATCAAGGTAATAAATTGAGCAAAGACCAACGCAGGGAGTTTTGGGAAATGGCGCACCGACGCACGATTGGCGAGTTGTTTGAGCGCAACCTGATTAAATGCTAGCCACGCTGCAACTTCCCTTGCCACCATCAGTAAACGCTTACTGGCGCAATTTTAGGAACAGGACAATCCTATCAAAAGCCGCTAGGCGTTACAAACAAACCGTCAAAGATTACGTTTTACTGAACAAAATCCCGTATTTTGGCGATGCCAGACTTCAGGCCATTATCACGATATTCCCACGGGATAAACGCAGTATTGATCTTGATAATCGCTTAAAAGGACTATTTGACTCTTTACAAGACGCAGGTGTGTTTGATGATGACAACCAATTTGACACAATAAGAATTGGCAGGGGGGTGATTAAATCAGGCGGCGGTTGTACAATTGTGATAGCTACCATGTGAGGCCACGATGGACTATCCTGCCGTTTTCGTTGCAACCTTGTTCCACAGCGGGACAAACGCACACTTCATGCACTTGCAAACAGACTCTTATGCCAAGCATAAAGCGTTGCAAAAATACTACGAAGGCATCATTGATCTGACCGACAGCTGGGCCGAAGCATATCAAGGGTGCTACGAGCAGATCAAAAGCTATCCTAAAGATTTTCATTTAGCCACAGATCCCGTCAAATACATCACAGGTGTCAAAGCCTTTGTAAAGGACATTCGTGACGAATTGCCTAAAGACACAGAGCTACAGAACATCATTGACGAGATTGCGGGACTTATTGATTCAACACTTTACAAGCTAAAGGCGTTCAAATGAAAGCTGGACTCTACGCAAACATTCTTGCCAAACAGGAACGGATCAAAGCAGGCAGCGGCGAACACATGAGAAAGGTAGGCTCACCAGGCGCACCTACGGCTAAAGACTTTAAAGAATCAGCCAAGACAGCTAAAGACGAGAAGAAATGACAGCGGCTTGGCAACGCAAAGAGGGGCAAAACGCTGCTGGCGGTTTAAATGCCAAGGGTCGAGCAAGTGCCAAAGCGGAAGGCATGAATCTCAAACCACCAGTCAAATCAGGTGATAATCCAAGACGAGCTAGTTTTCTAGCACGGATGGGCGGCACGGCAGGCCCGATGGAGAAAGACGGGAAACCGACTAGACTAGCGTTAGCACTTAAAGCATGGGGCGCATCAAGCAAAGAAGATGCCATTGCAAAAGCACACGCTATTAGCAAACGTAATAAGTAAGCTAAACTATCTCATAGACTTAAACTATCACAATTGGATAAGTTAATGACACAAGCTAAAGTAGCTAAAACTAGATCAAGGATTGGTGGTCGAGCTGTAGGTACGCCTAATAAGTCCACAGCGAAGGCTAGAGAGGCGATCGCAGCGTTCGTCGATGGTAATGCACACCTATTGCAAACGTGGCTTGAGCAGATCGCTGTGGATGACCGATACGGGCCAAAGACAGCGTTTGAATGTTTCATGGCTGTCGCTGAGTACCACGTTCCCAAACTTGCACGAACCGAACATACTGGCGCTAATGATGGCCCAATCGAATTGGTGGTCAAGTGGCAAGACGGGAAGTAACTTTACCGTATTCGCCTAGACAGGCATTTAAACCTTTTCACGATAGGAGTGAGCGCTGGGCTTGCCTCGTTGCCCACCGTCGAGCAGGCAAAACAGTTGCAGCCATTAACGACATTATCAGAGCTGCGCTTATGTGCAAAAGCCCAAATCCCCTATTTGCCTACATTGCACCGTTTCGCAGCCAGGCTAAGTCTGTAGCTTGGGATTACCTCAAACACTTTGCCCAGCCTGTCTTAGCGACGAGCAACGAGGCCGAGCTGACCGTTGAGTTAGTAACGGGCGGCAAGATCCGTTTGTTCGGTGCTGATAACGCTGACGCTATGCGAGGCTTGGGCTTTGATGGCGTGTTTATGGATGAGTACGGGGACTTTAGACCGAGCGTTTGGGGTAACGTAATCAGACCAACATTGTCAGACAAGCAGGGCTGGGCGGTCTTTGCGGGAACTCCGAAAGGCAAAAACCAGTTTTGGCAGATATTTGAAACAGCACGACGAACGCCTGACGAGTGGTTTCACTTAGTCTTAAAAGCTAGTCAATCTGGACTGTTGCCTGACACCGAGCTACGGGCAGCCGCGGCACAGATTAGCGATGACCAGTTCCTACAAGAGTATGAGTGTTCGTTTGAGGCGGCTATCCTTGGCGCTTTCTATGGCGAGGACTTACGCAAGATCACAGACGCTGGACAAGTTTGCAGGGTTGACTACGATCCACACCTACCCACATACACGGCTTTCGACTTAGGTTATCGAGATGACACGGCGATTTGGTGGTATCAGGTCGTTCGTAACGAAATCCACATCATTGATTATTTTGCAATAAGTGGTGCAAATATCGCAGAAATAGCTAAAATAGTGATAGAAAAGCCGTATAAATACGCAAAACATTACCTACCGCACGATGCAAGGGCGAAAACACTAGCAGCAGCGGGTAAGTCGGTTATTGAGCAATTAGCAGAGTTTTTAGGCATCAACAACATGGCGATTGTGCCTGATTTGTCGGTGCAAGACGGGATTCAGGCGGTCAGACAGATGTTGCCAATGTGTTGGTTTGATGCTGAACGCACGCACGATGGGCTTGAGGCACTAAGACAATATCAGCGGGAATACGACGAGGATAAGAAAGCGTTTAGGCAAACACCGAGGCATGACTGGACGAGTCACCCAGCAGATGCTATGAGAATGTTAGCGATTGCTTGGAGGTTAGAGCCAAAGGTTAAGCCGCCAGATGTTGAGAAACCGTTAATGGTCGGGCCTGAGAACACAGTAACTTTAAATGATATGTGGGCAACCCACACAAACCAACGGAGTAGAAGATTATGAGTGGCGTATCAAATCCTTATCGTTATTTTTATGAACACGTTGCAGCGAGCCAAACGGCACAAGTGTTAGGTGCGACTGGCGCAGTTGGTGACTATCTTCACCGCATCGTCATTACTGTGGCTACAGCTGCAACCGCAGCGGTTCAGATTGTCGATGGCACAGGCGCAG